GTATGCCAGCCGCCGCCAAGATCGCTACGGAGTCCGCTATCTTCGGCGGACTGGCCGCGGCGGAGGGCGGTGATGCGGAGGATATCGCAATAGCAGCCGCGATCCCCGCCACACTGGGCGTAGCCAGGGCGGGCAAACGGGTACTTCGCGAGCGAGCTGCGGCCAAGCAGTTGGCGTCGGACAAGGCAGTGCTGGAGCAAGCCGTCGCCGAGCAACGGGTGGAACCGGCCAAGCCGCGTATACGCGTGCAGGCCGAACTCGGGAAAGATGTGGGGCCTGTGCAAGGACGCACACAGATGCCGGCAAGTGCAGACGTTTCTACACAGCCCACGACACCAAATAAACTTCCTTCCGCCCGCCAGGAATATCTTCAACAGAAGCGGGAGGCAATGGGGCTGCCCCCGGCCGAGGAAGTGATTCCCCGCGGGACCCGCGAGCAATGGCAGAAGGAAGCGATCGAACAGGGTAAAGTGGATCAGGCGTTCGACATCGCCCGCGATCTGTTGGCCAAACCCCGCGCTGCTACGCCACAGGAATCTGAGGGCATGTTCATTCGGTCGGAGCAACTTGCTGCGGAATATGACGCGGTGGGTGAGAAGATCGCCGGATTGCCGGCCGATTCTTCGGAGCGTGGTATGCTGGTCCAACGGATGGATGATCTGAGCAAACGGTACGACGTGCTCAATAAGGTCCTCGATACAGTGGCGGGTAGGGCGGCAGGGCAGGCCCTAGGCGTTCGCCGGGGATTGCTGGGCGACAATACCAATACCCTGTCTGTGATCGGGCGGGCAGAAGCCGTGGCAGGAAAGCCACTGGCACCGGAAGCGAAGAGCAAACTGGTTGGAACCGTGAAGGCGCTTCGTGATGCATCCGAGCGATCCAAAGGCATCACCGCCAAGAGCAGGGAACGTTCGGCACGTCGTGCTATCCGAAGTGGTGGCCGTCTGTCGCGATATGCGAAGATGACCGAGGCCGAGAAGGATGTCGAATTGCAGGGGTTGCTCGCACAGGAGCAGACTCCGAAGACGCTGCATGACATCGCTATGAACATAGCGTCTAGAGATAGCGGGGCCACGGCGGAGTCCGTGGTGCGCAAGATGCAATCCCTGATCCCCGGACTGGAGCCGGGCGACGTAACCGATGCAATCGTTACCACCACGCAGCGGAAGGCCGCAAACACCAACGCAACGATTCAATTGCTACAATCGTTAAAGCGTACATTCCGCAAGATCGACAGGGAGGGCATAGCGATCCGTGATGTGCTCTATTGGCTGAAGAGCGGGGAAATGCCGGGGCCGCGGGAACGCACCTCGATCTCCGAGGATGCGGTGGTTCAACTGCTGAAGGAGATACACGCAGGTGCCAAACGGGTCCTGGCTGGGAGCGAGCCAGCGCAGCAACAGAAGATGCAGCGGAAGCTCGATTTCTTGGCGGCTCGCATTGCGAACCGCGACTTCGGCCCCAAGGCCAAACAGATGGCATACGAGCCGAGCGACCAAGTACTGCGGATGCAGTATCAAGCGGCGCGGCTGGACGGCGAGATCCGCCGACAGATCGAGCAGCAAAAACCGTGGACCTGGCGGGGTGTGGCAGCGGAGCCGCTTCGCACCATCATGGCCCTCAAGTCATCGTTTGACCTCAGCGGCCTCGGGAACCAAGGTGGGTGGGCATTGTTATCACACCCTGTCCGCACACTGCGTCGCGTGCCGGAGGCACTGGCGGCGTTCGCTTCAGAGGAGAAGGCGTGGAAGATCAACGAGAAGATCCGCCAGCGGGATAACGCTCATCTGTATTTCCGCGATGGGCTGGAGCTGGTGGAGGCGACGGGACACGCGGCCTTCACGCGGGGTGAGGAGCAGTACCGATCCAGCCTGGCCGAATACATTCCCGGCATCAAGGGGTCGAATCGCAGTTTTGCGACCCTGCTCAATTTGATCCGGGCCGACTCCTACGATGCGATGACGCGATCGTTCGCTGGCGACGGTGGGCCCACGCGGATTGAGGGCAAGGCTATCGCGGATTTCATTAACATGTTGACGGGACGTGGGAATGTGGAGGGGTATGAGCAGACCATATCTGCCATGAACGGTCTATTCTGGGCACCACGTCGGGCTATCAGCAGGTTCCAGACGATCGCCACGTTGGGCGGGCAACTAGAGTTTGGCCGCAGTTCGCGGCCCGGTCAGCGAAAGTATAGCCCCGTGCATTTGCGGGGAACTTCCGCGACTCGTAAGATGTTCGCAGCGGAGATGGGTCGGTATGCCGCGGGGCTTACTACGATCTACACCTTGGCGGCGTTGGCCGGGGCCACGATAGAACTCGATCCCCGATCCAGTGACTTCGGCAAGGCCAGGTTCGGCAATGTGCGCATCGATCCATTGTCCGGCCTGTCGCAAACGCTGGTGCTCCTGTCACGGGAAATCTCCGGGCAGGTCAAGAAAGACTCCGGGGAAGTTGTTGATATCCGCGGTGCCGATCGCCCGTACAAGGGCGATACGATGGGCACTGTGGGTCTTCGGTTCCTGTCCTACAAGGCCAATCCCGGCCTGGCTGTCGGCTGGTCGATCTTGTCGGGAGAGACGGAGTTCGATGGTCCTACCACACCTTGGACGGTATTGGAAGGATCTTTGATGCCGATGTCGTTCGAGGACATTCGCAAAGCGATCGAGGATCAGGGTCTATCGCGGGGAGCGGCGCTGACCATGATCGGCCTGATCGGGATGGGCGTGCAAGTGTACGGAGATGAATTAACGCGGGCCGAGTACGAGGAGATGTACGGAAATGACTGACCAAGAAAAAGACGAACTGCTGATTCGGGTGGATGAGCGAACGGCCCGATTGGAGAAGTGGACCCTGGGCCATGTGGAGCTGCATACGCGGCTGTCGCTGGCGTTCCTCGGCGCGGTGGTGTCCACCGTCCTGGCGCTGGCTACGACGGTGGTGTCGCTTCTTCGGGGGTCGTCATAACCTGATCGGCAGTGACAAAGTGACCAACTTTGACTTCGGCCGGGCCCCGCACTTGGCACCACACGAAGGACCTTCCGAAAGCGTCAGTGAATCTATCACCCACCGCAATACCTTTGATGGGTGGAAACTCCGGGGACGGTAGTGGTGGCAGCGGTTTGTAATCGTAGGGGGTTTCGGACGGATACCCTCCGTCGCAGTCGTCCTCATCGTGCGGGTAGAGCCACTGGGAGATGACGTCTAACAATCGAGCTAACCTTTGTTTCAGCATTCTGAATACCTCTTAATCAAAGTGTCAAGCCAAAGGCGGCGGGTGTAATACCCGCCGCCTTCTCTTTTAGGTAGATGGATAAGTTGGATCTCGCCGGTTCCGATCCACCGGCCGATCCGCATCTGTGTCACCAGGACGCCCGTCCGCTTGCGAAGGTACGTCTGAATCTGCTTTCGCGGGATCAGGTCTGGATAGCTCTTGCGGGGTGATCGCGCTTTGCCGGCAGTCATCATATAGCTCCGATTGATCGCCACGATAGAGTTCGGATTGGAACTGACCGCCGGACCACGCGGTCCAGTCGATTTGTTCGGGCCGTATGCGGTACCAGCGGACCCACTCATGCATCTCGTTCTCGACCACGGCTACGAAGTATTTGGCCTGTGGGGTCGTGATCCGCAGGACCCAGCCGGCGCATGTGCTGGCCGGTGCCGAGCAAAACACCCCGTAGTTCTCGATCCTCCCGGTATGGGCGGCGTTGTGGATTACGCGGTCCTTGCTGCTGTGTTCCCGCAGCCATTGTATCAGCATGTCACGAGTTCGGATCATGGCAACTCCTCCGGCGGGATCGGATCAAGCCGATGCCCGATGTTTCTCTTCCACTCCGGCCAACTGGCCACGATGTGGCGGGCTTCGGCGAGATGGTCGTTCAGGTCCCTCCGATCTAACCTGGCATCCGACATCTCCAGCCGAGTACTCCCACAGAACGGGCAGGCTTTTCTTTCCGCGGTTCCGTATACTTCTGCGATGCGAGCTTCATCGAATCGTTGATCGCAACAAAGGCAGTTGTACCTCATCCAACGTCTCCCATTTCCAACTTCCCCCCGAATCGTTTCAGCAATTCCGACCGCATTGCCTGGTGCTCGGGCGCACTCAGAGTAGGATCGGCCTCGGCGATAGCGAACGCATCCTTGCGGGCTTCGAGCAACAGGTCGAAATCCTCCACCAGATCCGCGAGCTTCAGATCCGGCAGTCCGTGTTGGCGGGTGCTCAGAAGGTCCCCCGGCCCCCGCATCTTCAGGTCGTGCTCGGCGATCTCGAACCCATCGTGGGTCTGCTCCATGATCTTGAGGCGGCTCTTGCCCCCAGAACTGTCGGTATCTGACAGTAAGAAGCAATACGATGGGGCATTGCCTCGGCCGACGCGACCGCGTAGCTGATGGAGCTGGGCCAGGCCGAATCGCTCGGCACCCTCGACCACCATGACCGTAGCGTTGGAGTTGTCCACGCCGACCTCGATGACTGTGGTGGAGACGAGGATGCGAGCGACCAGCGACCGATCATTCCACCACTCTGTGATACGCTGCTTCTCGTCTGGGGTCCGCTTGCCATGCAGATAGGCCACAGCACGGTCGGGGAACATATTGTGGTACTCCTGCCACACCTCCTCCACCGCCCGCATCTCATCGTCCAGGGCCTCGATCCGGGGGCACACGACGTACACCTGATGACCCTGCCGGAGTTCGCTTTGCAGGACATCCCGCATGTACTGATGATCCACGCCATCGCGGCACCAACTGGTCTCCACGGGGCTCCGTCCCGGAGGCATCGACTTGATCGTGCTGACGTCAAGGTCCCCGAAGACGGTCATCGCCAGTGTGCGAGGGATAGGAGTCGCGGTCATCACCAGCATGTGCGGGTTTCCGTGACGCTTGAGAGCGGCCCGCTGCTCGACGCCGAACTTGTGTTGCTCATCAATGATGACCAGGCCGAGTTTATGAAAACCCATAGACCACCGTTCGCTCAGCAATGCAGTTGTGCCAATGAATATATCTGCCGTCTTGGACTCCACCTGCGCCCGCTCCTTTGTCATGTTGTCCGACACCACTAGCTCACACCTCACCCCCGCTCGGTCGAAGAACCCTTTGATCGTATTGTAGTGCTGGCGGGCCAGCACCTCAGTCGGGCATAGGATTGCGGTCTGTCCGCCATTGAACGCCATGACGATCGCGGCATACGCGGCAACGGCGGTTTTGCCGCAGCCCACATCGCCTTGGAGGAGGCGGTTCATGGGGCGATCGTGGCATAGGTCCGCCAAAATCTCGCCGTGTGCCGCCGCCTGATCGTTTGTGAACGTGAATGGGAAGTATTCCCCGATGTGCTGCGGTGGCAGAATACACCGCACATTCGGCCGCTCCGCCGTCTGCTGGGCGCGACGCATAGCGAGGCCGAGCTGAAGATATAGGAGTTCGTCGTATTTCAGCAAAGTTCGGGCCATATCCGATTGGCTCTGATTCGTCGGCCGATGAATATACCACATCGCTGAATCGTATGCAGCAGTCCCTTCCGCGTATAGTGTGTCGAGCACTTGTCGCACCAACCGCCCGATGTCCTTACTCGTGATCCCCGATGCCACGGGGTAGGTCACGGTGTTGAGGTCGGCGGGATTGGGAGTCTCATCGGGTTTGAGGACCTTGAACTCGGGGTTTACGAACAAGCCGTTATCCCGGCACGCGCCCGACACCATGAGCCGCGAACCCCTGAATATTTGGCTGCGAAGGTATTGCCCGCCATACCACTTCACACGAATGCCACTCTCGAAGGTCACGCCAAAATCAAAAGTACCATTGTAGCGGTTGGGTTTGTTGATACATGCCACCTCACCTACGCAGGTCGCGGTCTCTCCGTCTTTGGGGAAGCCCCACATGCTTGTGTTGAGCACTTCCGGCGCGAACGTGTAGCCACTCGGATAGTGATGCAGAAGGTCATCGACAGCCTTGATCCCCAGGCGGGCGAGCCCGGCGGCTCTCGCCGGGCCCACCCCCTTGAGGTCCTTCACTTCAGTTTGCAGGGTGATGGTCATCTTATCTCCACGCAGGCCGTATTGCTATGATAAACGCCGCACCAAACAGTAGCCCCACCAACACCGCTACACCTTGGCAGGCAGGCCCCGGAGACCACGAATCACATTCTCGATCAGCCTCGGATCGATCCCCTGCTCCTTTGCCTTGGCCTCGATCAGGGTCCCCAGTGCATCCCACGCTTCCGGCTGTGTGGTCTTGAACTCCTCGATCCCCGTCACTGTCGCCGCCGCCACTGCATGATACTGCTCCGCTGCGGTCCGCGCTGCGGCCAGTGAGGGCTTGACCTTCCGCCACGCACCCAGAATCCCCAGGATAATGCCTCCCGCCGCAGCACCCATCGGGCCCAGAAAAGGGGCGACGTTGGCGGCGACCTCTGCCGCCGCCTCACCACCGAGAACGATCGGAGAATTGGGGTCTAGGACCCGCACCGACTGTCCGGTTACGGCATCCGTAACCACATGGCAACCGGCCACGCACAGGGTAAGCAACAACAACAATCCGTACACGAATGTTTTCATCAGTTCTCCTTGTTGTAAAATGGGAGGTCCCCACATTGGGATTACCTCCGCAAATACCTCGCATACGCCTCCGGGAGGATAGAAAGACCTTGGTAAGCGTAGAAGCGATTCCCCGCTTCCGTGATCTGACGCCGGACGATCGGGTGGTCCATCGTCTTGAGCTTCATCCCGAACCCGACGCCGGTTATGCCGGTGCGGACGTGGTTCTCGTCACACCAGGCTTTCCACAGATCGTAGAGATCATTGCACGGGGTTCGGTACTTCAGGAACTCCGGGCCCACATGCACGGTGCAGCACTCGGACAGCATGGTCCCGATCGGGTTGGTCAGCTCGGCCAGGGATGCTAGGTGATCCATCGATACTTTAGGCCGTGTGAACTGGCCCTCGGTCAGTAGCCGCTTCAGGCCCTCAACCGCCCACAGGGCGATGCCAGGGGCCTCGGCGGTGAGCCTACGTTCGAGATCCCAATCGGGCTTGCCCTTGCGGTAGTTGTTCGGGAAGTACAACAGGTGCATTCGGTTGGCCATCGCCTGTGAGGCATCATCAAAGGGAATTGCCTCGTTGGCAATGTAAGTCAGCCGGCAAAACAGCCGGGCGTCCACCGCAGCTTTGTACTTGCGGGCGATTGACACGGCATCGCCGCCGGTGATCGCTTTCCACGTCTGGAGGAGCTTGTCGATGTCGGCCCTGTTCACGCCGCGACTCTCGGACATGATCGCGGCGTACTTATTTAGCAAGGATTCTTTCCCGAATAGGGCAGTGAAATTCTCCGTACCAGCGGCACAAGAACGGGCCGTCCCCAGAACAGCGCGGAGAACATTTCCGGTGGTTGACTTTCCCGACCCCGGAACGCCGAAGAAGAACATCATGCTCTGCATGTGATTGCTGGCGATCAGGTTGTAGCCGAACCACTCCTGGAGCAGGGCGACGCACTCCAGGTCCTCGTTGAAGATGTTGCCAACGAACCACTGCCATGTGGGACACTGGTGCCCCGGACGGTATTCATAGGGCAGCGTGCTCGTCAGGAACACCTCGGGCGACAACGCTGCAAGACGATCATCTGTGACGTGCAAGATGCCGTTCTGGAACACCACCGCCCGCGTCAGATCCATGCTCTTGCCGGTCTTGATGATAAACGGCTCATGCGTGTCGGGCTCAACGCGGACATAGCATAGGGCTGATGCGGCGTCATCGAGATCGGTCATCAGGTGTTTGTCTGTTTTGACCGCCACAATCTTGATGCTCTTGGCCTGCTGGATCTTGATCTCACGGCCGGCAAAGAACTGATACCATTCCTGGCGGACCTGCTTCTGCTCGACCTTGTTGTATTGCGATCCATGCCATCGGAAATACTCCCCGTTGACGTGATGAAACAATCGGGTGGGTCCCTTGGTCTGCGTGGTTTGAAGCCACTCCCGGATCATGTCATAGGGCGATGATCCGGCGAGGGTGGAGTCGGAGTCTTCCGTCACTCCGGTCGCGGCCAAGTTGGATTGAAACTCGGAGGCCGTAGGGTGCCACTGCCGGAGGTCTTTGAATCCTTCGGGGGGCAGGCACTTGACGACAGAGCGGCAGACAGGTTTGAGAGAGAGGAACGCAGCTTCGAGACCGCGTTGACCGACTCCGTGGCTGTCGCGGTCTCCGACGAGTATGACATCACGCCCCCGGAGGAGTTCGCACAGGCTGTCCGATGCGAAATCAGCTGACGGACGGCTGACCGCAACGTAGCCCATCGACATCGCAGCCAGGCAGTCAGACGCGCCTTCCGTAACGACCACTGGCTTATCCGATCCAGGTAGCACAGAAACCCGCCGCTCTCGATCACCAACAGGGGTTCGCCGATGGTGTAGATACCCAGCCCCGCTTTCGAGAGCCCGTATCGCACCTGCGGGGGTTCGTACGCAGATGACGGCTGCTGGGTCTTCAGGGTTCTCGTCACTAACAAGGCACCCGTCGTTTTCTCTCCCGCAAATGGGACAAGGAACGTTGGCATCGGCGACCCGAATGAACTCACGCTCAGGAAGTCCCGACTCCTCCGATCGTACACCCACACATTCATAGGACAGTCCGCGCTTTCCGCCCTTCCACATCAATTTCTTGCCATCGTTATACCGCTTCAGTAGACCGATGACGCGACCCTCGGCATCTCGTTCCGGGAAAACCCAAGCCTGCTCCGCTGGGTAGAACCCCACCCCCAACCGCTGGATCGCATCGGGCGAGACGTTCAGCGTCGTCGCCAGATCCTCGACCATAGCGGGCCAGACGTTAGCCTGGCAGGTTTTTAGGATGTCATTGAAGTCAGGCATTTAGTATTCCTCGAAGGGGCCTCTCCGTAGGCCCCGCTTCCTCGGTGTTGCTCACGACAGTTTGGCGATCGCCCGATCCCGGACACCGGACCAGTCGGAACCGACCTTCTCGTCCCCACCGATCTCGTTGACGACGGCGACCCAGGCGTTGGTGATCTCGACATCGTTCTTGCCCTTGTTTTTGCCGGCACCGTACACGGCACCCCACGCGGTGCCTTGGTCTACAGCCGATGCCACGGGGGTGGCGATCGGCGTTGCGGGAGCGGCCGGAGCGGCGGGCTTACGTCCACGCTTGGGCTTCTCGGGCTCAGCGCTCGGGACAGTGGCCGACGGCTGGGCAACGGGCACATATTCCATCACAGCCGGCGTAGGGTCCGCCGGGGTGTCCGGCGTGAACGGGGGCTCAGCTGATTCCGAGACTGTAGGGATCGTCACAGGGGTCTCCATCGGGGTCCCACTCGGGGACGGCGTAGGGTCCGGGCCGTTATCTCCCAGCGGTCCCTTCGGGGCTGGCGGTCGCGGCGGGGCGCTCTTCGGTTTGGGTCCGCCTCCGATGGCCTTGAGAGCGGCGCTATACTTGGCGTCCAGTTTCCTGATGTCGTTGACGTCCAGCTTCTTGCATTTGCGACCTGGCTCAGCGTCGTAGGCATCGACCCAAGCGACCTGGATGCGGGTCACGCCGTTGTAGACGCTCATCTCCATCCGCCACTGAGCGGTTTCGATGTGGGTGTCATCCTGAAGCGTCATCAGTGATGCGCCGTCCCAACCAAGGGCTCTCATCGCTTGCTGCACGCCGAGCGTGGCCTTGCCATTCCCGCCGAACAGGCAGATGTACGCCGTTGCCTCGGACTCGTCGTAATTCCAGGCTTCCCAGACTTCGTTAACATCGTCCCAATGCTCGGTGGCTTGGAGCTGGAGGACAAGTTGGGGATAGCCGTTGGTGGTGGCGGACACGCCGCGGTCGAGAACCTTACCTCGGAACGAACCAACACGATCGATGTTCATAATGCTATTCTCCTGTTAAAAACCGTTCAACCACTTTCGTCCACATCTGACGCTGCCACTTGCCGGGCTTTCGCCAGCTCGGGCCGCAGCACTTGCGGAATTTATGACCACTACCACACGGGCATTTCGCACTTCGCGACAATCCCCGCACTTCACCTGCGATGCCGGACATATCACACCCCTTCCGGGAACAAATAACGCCACAGGGAATCGTCATCCGGCCGCTCGAACGCTACCACCGGGGCGTCGGCGAACGTCGTGCCGCGGCTCTTGGCGTGGAACGTAGCATCGGGATAGGTCTGGATCATGCGACCGCTGACCGGCGTGATCTTCTTGTTGTCCACCGATGCGTTCTCCCAGTTGATCCGGAACACATGATCGGCCCACGCGATGAAGTTGTTTCGCACGCTGCACTTGTCGCTGTGATGCAGATCGGGACCATCCTTCAGGTAGTTCTCGCCGCCGGTGTTGGTCTCGTTCATCGCTGCCGATTGGCACAGGATGATAATGTTCTTGCCCATCCGGACCAAGCGATCGAGGTCGGATTGGATCAGATGCATCACGTCGAACAGATGCCGATAGCCCTTGCCGAAACCATAGCCTTCGATGCTCGTGACCCGTTGGCCCTTCTCGTGCGGGATGGTCTGGAACATATAGGGCAGGGCCCAGTGCTGCAACTCCGTGCCGGTGTCGATGACGACGGTCTTGCAGTTGTCGAACACGTCCGATTGCAGGGCGGCACGGACATCGAGGAACGATTCGACGCCGGGAACGTGCATGACCGGCTTCCCTGTCTTGGGATTACGGACCTTGCGACCGCCATCATCACAGCCGATGAACACGGGATCGGGGGCTGTTGCGGCGAGCGTGGTCTTTCCCATACCGCTGGGGCCGTAGAGGATGATCTTCTCGCCTTCGTTGTTGCCGGTCCACGGTACGGCGATGAACGATCGCTTCGGCACGGTCACAACGGCGGACGGTGCCGGCATCGGCGGCGGGGCCGGGGCTCGGGGTGCGGGCGTGCGGGGTGTGGGTGTCATCATTTGGTCCTCCAGATATTGCGAACCATGTCCCAATCTTTGAGTTCGCGCTTAAGTGTTGATAGCGTATAGGCATCCACACCGGACGCCCGCAAGCGATCGCGGCAGAGATGGGCGGTCTTATGCACCAATTCCCTAGCGCGGCGTTCCACGAATTCCGCCTCTTCTACGGCCTTGTAAAACTCGTCGTATGTCATACGATGGGAACCTCCATCTCTTCGGGTTTTGTTGGGTATTTGCGCTTGTATCCCGGCGGAACGGTGTCGGGGTCGATCTCCGCTCCGGACTGACATAGACCAATGAACTCGCAGTGGAACCCTGACTTGCACGCCCTGACGTTCTTGACCCACAAGTTCTTGCCCTCGACATGGCGGATTTGCCGGGCCAAGTTGTAGATGTGCCACTGGAATGCTTCGAGGTCCTTATCCGTGCGGCTGACCTCCCGCTGGGCGTAATAGTGTTCCGGCCGTTCGGCGATGTCGGCCAGTAAACGAGCGCCGAACATCTCGGGCGTCTCGCGGATGGCGAAGGCGCCTTCCTTCTTGCCGGGAACAGTCTGGGCGATCTCTTGATTGACCACGATCCGCTGACCCGAGGGCTCGGGCTTTACCGTAAACCCCTCCCCGCAATACTGCCCGGTCTCCACGAACGTCGCCGTGTCGGCTTGGGTCAACATCTTGGGACTGATATCGGGCTTGTGCCAGACGTCACAGAACGCCCCGGCCACAGGCGGATCGGATGGATGGATGCCATACCTGACGAGCTGGCCGCTGTACTGGGCCACGCGGACGCCATAGATGTAGCCCGTCACCTGGTCGCCCTGGGTCAGCCCTTCCCAGTAGTCGGCATCGGTGATCGACTGACTGGTACTCTTTCGCTCCCAGACATAGACCATGCCGGAGGACCGATCACGCACGAGCTTGTCCACCTTTAGGACGAACTTCGTCTTGGGCGCCTTGCGGCCGGTCGCCGGATCGATCACCGGGATCACGCATTTGATCTCGCTGCCGACCACATCGAATCGCTGGTCGCCGGCATAAAGCCATCGATGCCCGCTCAGGGAGTAGAGCAGGGTGGTCCGCTCCAATTCCCATTCCTCGCGGGTCTTGTTGTCAGGCGTGATGCCGTACACCCGATTGAGGTGGCGAACCACCGCGTCCATCATATCCTCGGGTAGATAGCCTGTTCCGGCGCACAGATCGCAGTCCGGTCGAAGCTCCTCATGCTTGAGACAGTCGGGGCACTTGGTACCGGGCACCATCTCCAGGATCTCGTGGCAGCGATGCCATGTCTCGCCGATCCGCAGGGCGTCTTTGTCCTTCTCTGACGTCAGACCGTAGATGTGCGACAACAGGTATCGCCATTGGCACGCCTGGTAGTCCGAGTCCGAGGAGAAGGATAGTTTCAGTTCTCTGGTGGGCATCAGTCCCTCACTTGATAGTTGGTATGGGTGGAATGCCGCGGACTTCGCGAGCATGGTGTTCACAATACGTGGGACTAACCTCGATGCTGGTGCATTCGACACCAAGCCGATCGCATACACGCTGGACGGTGAAGGTGCCGCCGAACAAATCGATCACAGGTCCGCCGGACATCCGTACGATCCGCTCGATCAAGGCCTCGGGATGTTGGTTCGGATGCCATTTCCGCCGCTCGTGGAAGTTACCACACACCCGCGGAAAGTCCCATACGTCATCCGGCACCCGGCCGCGAGGGTCGGCCCGCGGATCACCCTGCTCCTGTCGGGCAGAACGAATGCGGATTGCGTCTGTGTTCCATCGCATGTTCTGCTCGGAGATTCGCAAGATCGGCCGGTACCCATTCCCGCAATCCCGTTGTTGGTGTTGGCCAAACGCAAATCGCCACAAAAATAGCCGTTTGTCGAGATCCCCGCGATCATCCAGGTACCACAGCAACCACGGCAAGTGCTTGTAGTAAACGCTCCACCAAGCGACAGTTGCCCGGCATAGGGAGCTATCTATGCGTGGGGCCAACCAATCATAGTAAGCTGCCTGAGAGGACCAACGATCTACAAACCCAGCATATTCCATGCCCAAATTGTCCGGTGGATCGGCAAAGATCGTTTTCGCCCGCGGCAACGTGGGCAGGATCTTCAGGCAGTCGCCACAAATGACTTGAGACATCGCTCCAGATCCTCCACACTGCGGGCCAGAATATAGACCCCGTTATTCCTCTCGATCGTCGCTTGAAACTTCTTTTGCTTCTCGCTCTGTATCCCAGTCGGACTCTTGCACTCGACCTCCAGCCGACGGCCATCTGGCAGAATGCCGGTGATGTCCCCAGCGCCGGGACGACCGAATGTCACTGGCTGGTCGCCGATCCAAGCGGTTCCCGTGTTCTGTCTCCATGCTTCGATTCCACGATCGTGCAGCCATTTAAGACAGCCGTGCAGGACCGGGGACTCCCGCTCGGACTTCGGTCGCCGGTGCCGTTTACGTTGGACGTGGGGGACCGGAGGGATCGTGTCGGAAAGTGGGTCTGATACGCCATCCATCTTCTTGTGCATTGCATCTACAATCAATTCTCCAAGGGGCCGTGCTTTACGTGCGAGCTTGCCCCGGTCGATCGCGTGGTTGCGGCGAGAAGGAATCACGGCGAACTCCGTGCCGGGGTCATCCCCGGAACGAACCACGGCTTGTGCTCCGGCCTCTTCCGCAGGTAATCGCAACATAGTCGGCTAGACTGCCACGAAGTGCCGCGGGCGAACCCAAGCCGTCGCAGGAGCCGGTAGTTACTGATCCGCTGGAACGGACCCACTGTTGGTACGCGATTCCGCGGCCGTTCGATACTGGGCATCCACATATTACTCGTCCTCCCGTTGCTGTAGTCTGTGTTTCAGGAGACGCCGTAGTCGCCTCCGATACCGGCGTTTCCACCACGCGCACACACCCGCTCGCTGGGTGTAGCAGTAGTATCTCCGGGCCTTTATGGCATCTTCTTCACCTCCACATAGTGGCACCCGTTCGGTCGTCACTCATCCTCGCTCTTCTTGTAGGTTTTCGACAGTTCTCCCTCCGTGGCCACAGGCAATCCCTGCGTCCAGGGCAGGGGTTCGGTCTGAAGCTGATGCATCTCGGCCAAGCGATCGTTCTCGGTGCCGTCTACGGATAGTAGGGTGAGGATTTGATCGTGAATGTGGCCGATCAGGGTGAACCCGGCGTCATCGATCCGCAGTAGACCCGCGGTGAACACGTCGCGAGCCGACGCCTGCACGATGTTTTCCACCAGTGATCCGCCGTAGGTGTAGCCCCATCGGTAGGAGCAATTTCCCTCGGCATCGACGCGGGCGACCGGATAGTACAGCTCGCGGCCGGATGGCAGGGTAACGACCGTCGTCCCCTGGCGATGATGAAATCGAACTTCATGCCCATTGTGCGACACGATCGCCGTCTGTGCCGGATACTTTGTTACGAACCGCCATGCTTTCTCGACCTCATGCCAGTATGCCACGATGTGGGGATACCGCTGGCGATAGCCATGGACAACATGCTGACAAAACCCCCGATCGATCTCACCGGACAGGAACGCCGGCCGCAACTCGGGCTTCACGATCGCCCGGTCGTAGAAGGTGTCACCACCCATGCCGAAACCGCAGTTAGCGACGATCATACAGCCGGCCTGATACCGCCGCCGAGGGCCGGCCGCCAAGATATCGTAAGTGGGACGATATCCCAGCGCACCGCTTGGAGCATAGCCGTTGTCCTGCCTGCTTTCGTTCAAACTCTTTTCCGCATTGGGCACAATTTGCGAGGGTCCCCGCACCGTCGTTCCGGTAGCATCGGGTGTTTCGCATTTGCTCCGTTCGGGAAGCGAAGCGTATGTTGCCGGGAAAATAGCCTTGATCGTTGTTAATACGATCGATCTCAAGTCCGGGGATGTCCCATCCAGGCAACGAAACAAGATATCGCAAAAATGCGGTACGGTCAGATGCCCACTGCGACCACACTCCGAGTCCCCGCCCTCCATAGTTGCGATCTTTCCGCTTACAGCACCTTCCAATGATCGCAGAAATTCGGCCGTATAGCCGCCTGCGGTGGGCTGAAAGAACTTCCGGCGCTGTTGTATTGGAGCGTGCAGACTTAGCTTTAGCACACGCATTGCATCGCGTAGTTCTGCCGCTGACGAGGCTATCACGTGCTGGAAAAGACGTTCTACCACAGGAGCAGCGGCATTGAACGGACTCAATACCGCCTCGTGGGCCGTGTGACATGGCAACAACTGATAATTCGCCGAATGTATCGCCAACTGCTGGCTGCGGGTGTCTAGGTCGTGCGCCAGACACCAGCCGTCGTTTGCCAGCACTTCGTGGTCTAGCGTCATCCACACTTTGTTCACTTGTATGCATCTCTGCATTCCTCGATATACAACACCAGAATGTGCCACGAACTGTAGTCCGTCCCACACAAGATCGTCGCAGGTCACATCCTCAATAGGGATGAATCCTTTTAGGGCGGTCAACACTGGCGTGCCCTCGGCGATACACGCGAGAATGGCCATCTTTCCGAAGTCGCGGCGGGTCTTCATCGCCTTGATCTTCTCGGGCGAGTCGTCGGGCTTGGGCTTCTTGTACGTCTCCTTGTGGAAGATCGTATTCTGGGCCAGCTCTGAATAGATGTCCTCGTTATTGGCGAAACCCCGCACGAGATCATCTTGGCCGGACAACCAGGCCACCACGCGGGCCTCGATCTGCGACAAGTCGCCAGAGCCGAATACAAATCCCTCCGGGGCCTCCAGCATCGTACCGACCTGTTTGATGAGCGTGTGGACGTCGCGAGCGCCTAGGTTCTGCGGATTCCATCCTCCCGTTCCTCCAAATCTTCCGGTATGCGCGGCGTAGTAGGTCAGTGGTAGCCCCGTGAACCCGCCCCGGAGACGGGCCTGATCCATTATCCGATGCACTCGCTTAGTGTGGCCGGGCCAGGACTTGCACGCCACCCGTGCAGCCACCAGCGCCCGGACCTTGGGCTCAGGATGCACGAGTAGGTAGTTCAGGGCCTCGTCCGATTTCGCCAGAGCGGGGATCAGCTTGGCCTTGCCCTGCTTCATCGGCACCGACTCGCTCGGCGGCAGTGCATCCGCCAGCATCGCGACGAACGACCCGTCGCTACGGATGTCGGTCGGTGTCACGGGCCGCACGATCGGCGGTTTCGATGCCATCCGTTTGTAAAATCGGGGCGGCTCGACGCAGTTGATGCCCAGGGCATGTAGCTCCCCGATCTGCTGGCCCACTTGGGCCTCCATCTCCGCAGCCAGGCGTTTGCCCAACTCAAAGTTGACCTTGATGTTGGGTTCCAGGAACAGCCGGAGCGTCTGATTCGATAGACGTAGCTCCGTCTCGGGGTTCACAATGCGGGGCAGAAGGGTCTTGAACAAGTGCGCCTCGATCGCCACGTCACCATCTCTACAATATGCTGCGAGCGACTCACGTTGTGTAGGAGTCATTGTCTGCCAGTGCAGACCCTTGAACTGCATCGTATCGCCCTTTGGGGCTGGGGCCTTATATTTCTTGGCCATGTACTCGATGTCATGCCGATCGCGAGCATCGAGGTTGCGGCCGAGGTCCTGCACATCGACCACGAACCGGGGCGTGATGCCGTACTTCTCACGAAGGATCAGGCAGTCAAATTTACCATTCGCCACGACGACGGTGCAGCCTTCGAGGTCGTCCCCATAGACAAACTGGAGATTCTCAAGCGATTCCACCACCTCCGCCAACCCGGCAAATCCACATGGCCCGGCGACACCGAGTAACCCAAATCCCAGCCCCGTCACCTCAAATCGTGGGTCCATCACGAACTCGACGGAAGTCATCTTTTTCAGCGTATAGTCGGTGTCGAAGAAGGTTTCAAAGTCGAGCACGACGGCGTCCGTGGGGAAGCCGGCCGCTTCGAGTGGTATCCGCCACACCTCGGTCATGGCAGCACCGCTCCAAGGAACGCAGAGACCCACATAAACAAGGTGATAATGGCGAGCCATTGGCAGCCGTCGAAAACCCCAGGCTTTTGCCGCTCAAGCGACCATGTAATCGTCGCGAACACGATCGCACAGGCTATGTTATGCATCACTTACCCCCTGCCTATTGATTTGGTATATGGTGACAAACCGTGAAACCAAGAAACGACACCGCTGAAGCAGAGAAAACCAACAGATAACCAACCTTTCCGCACATCCACCCCAATGGGTAGATACCATCGCTTTTTGTGCAGAGTTAGCCGGACATGCCACTCATTGCCATCGCGGGATATCCAATCGGCGAACCACATATCACTTCCCCTCCGGATCGAGCGTCCACCCTTCGCGGGGCGACCCGATCAGTTTACATTTCTCCACACCCCTGGTCCACACGTCGCGGACCCAGGCCAGATGCTCGCGGATCACCGCCGTGTTGTCGTCGCCATCGATACACATGGTCCAGTAGATTTGTACGACCCACGACAACCGCGTGTAAACACAGCCAAGTTTGCTGGTTCCAGACGTCGCCGCCGGGCCTATGGCCGGGAACGGCAATCGGGCGGGGTCACGTACGGTGGTCGTGCAGGGCACCGCTGCAATGAACTTGCCGAGCATTTCCTGATACCCAGGCACGATGGTGTTCTTCTGCATCCACTTCAGGCACTCGATGATCTCCTTGCCCACGTCCTGCTTGGCCTGGTACTGGGCCACGTCGCCGAACGAGAACGGCGGTTTGACTGTCGGGCACTTGGGTATCAGCATTCGTTTACTCCACAATTATTCCGATCGGGAAGGGGAATCACTTCCCCTTCTTGGTGAACTGTTGGTGACGGGCGATACGACATATCGCACGCAAAAAATCGGCCAAACCGCTTACCGGCCACGTTTATGCGTCTTGACCCGGCCATCGAACCTACCCTTCCAATACTTTTCTTTTCTCCCGCAGGGCATGATGAAGTGCTGGGGCACTCCGTCGATGACCACCGCCGCCGACAGCATGGGGCGGGTTTTGCAGTGCTTGCCATACGCAAACTGGAAGGCGTCCACATCGATCAAGCATCCTGTATCAAGACCGAATGTTCGCCGGGTGGGGTTCGCCGACCACTTTATACCCGAGGCCGAGTGACAGTGTCCTTGGACGCACGACATCAAGTAGTGCCGCATCGCGTTCCAGGCGGGATGTGTCCCAGTGCTGCCCTCGCCGTGGAAATAGTACACGTCGTCTATCACCACATCCTCGACCCACTTCCAATCGGGGGTCTCCCACACGTCCGCGAAATCGCGTAAGTACACCTTCGGGATGTTTACACTCTCGGCTCGCCGCAGGACACGCGCGTCATGGTTCCCGTACGTAACCGTAGCTTTCGGGAATTCTTTCCGCCACGGTTTGAGGCATTGCAGGGTCAACTTGTACTCGTCCTTTGGCCCTGGACATTCGGGATTGTTGGCGTGGAAGGATATGGCTTGGATATCCGTTACGTCCCCGATGAAAACGACCCGGTCACAGTCATACCGATCACGCAGGTCGCTACAGAATGCCAACGCCCCGGGGTGACATGCCGGATTGTGGAGATCGGGTATAACAACGACTCGGCTCATCGTAGGAACCCCCCCAGCACGGCCATTATGACGGTCAGGTCGCCATCTGTCACCACGATCGGCATGTTGCTGCGCCCGGCGGTATGCAACTCCAGAAGCATCCCCCCGCTCAGCCTGTCGTCTGGAGCATATACGATCAGAAAATCCCGCTTCGGGACCAGATGTTGGTCGATTTCGAGGATTTGCTCCGCAGTCAGTATTCCCCGCTCGATACCCTCCTGTACCAGCTCGTCATGTTCGCCGGGACAGTAGAGATCGAGCGTGGGACATGCTTGGCGAATCCTGGCTGCAAACTCGCACGCCTTGCGGTTGTTCGCCTCCATATCCGCGCGGGTGGCGTCGTCGCCTTTGGGGCCCCGTATAGCGTGCGCCATATAAGCACTGGGCATCAGGAACCTCCCTTGGGCACAAAACATTGGGGGTTACACGGCTCGTCGGCCGCCACACCGTTCTCGCAGCACGTATCGGTACCGCCGGCAAACGGCACCCCGAGGAAATGCTCACAATCCCCGCAAGTGTTTTGTGGTATTCCGGACTGTTCCGCCCCATATCGCGTCCTTAACGTCTCGTGTGCGTATCCCATAACATTGAACAATACCGCCATGAGGGAGGACTCCATAGTATCCTCTCCAGGAAGCCCGTGGTGCTGCCGCCACACATCCATGAAGTGCCGCCACAGGGATTTCATATATGCGCTCGTGGGGATACCTTTTTGCCAGTTGTCTGAGTCCCGTAGTTGACCGTCCTTCTGCCTGCGGTGCTCGTGCATGTATTGGGCGTACCGATCTAACACAAGGGGGCTTAGGAACCCATCGTAGTCCAGTTTCCCCCCTTCGTCGTCGCGGGTTGCCCCAGTGCTAAAGGTACGCATGTCATTACTCCTTGCATGATGTAGAAAAGAGACGGGCCGCATTGGCTATTTATGGTAGTCCCCGGTGGGGGTGGCCGCGGCCCGCCACATACTAAAACCGCCGGCGGATCGCATTTTCGTCCAGCCAGGGATTGGTATCACTGCATTCGATCCGGTCCATATGTTCCAGTGCCGGGCACTCATCACGCTGTTGCATAGGTGCGCCCAAACGGAAGCTCGGCCAGGACTTGCGAACGCGGTCGAGCTGATAAGCCACAGTTCGCCGCGGCATCCCAAACGCCACCCCTAGTTCGGTCTCTGTCCATTCCGGATAGTTCATGTACAGTTCGACATGCCGCCGGGTCAGACCGAGTTCGGCCAGGCGGACGTCGATGCGAACGCGCATCGCGGCTCTCTTAAACTCGGTGACATCATCAGCGTTGCGATCGGCCTCGTGACATGCGGAAATCACGAAGTCCTCGAAGACCTTGAGGGTGCGGCTGTGGCTACTGCGGAGCCCATGTCCACGCCGTTCGTTGCCGGTAAGTTCTTCGAGTTCTTCGCGAGTCATCTTCCCGTCCTTTACGGCCTGTTCAAAAAACTCGGTAACTGCTTGCTCGTGTTGGATCTCGTCGTTAGTCATTGTTCGTCACTCCTTCCACAAATCCGAGGTATTGGCAGTGATTCACCCACCAACTCTCGGAATTTGGGGGATTTTTGTTGTGTTTTTTGCGGTGTTCGGTTCCGTCTGTGCCGATTGTGTTGGTGCGGGCGTCTGTTTCAACTCGTCTTTCCAGTCCTCGGGATGCCGCTTTTGCTGGTCCCGCACGGCACCATCGATGCGGGATTGCATTTCCGTGATAATATCGCGGGCTTTGCAGATTCCGTGGACCGCAATCATGCATTGCGTCGCGGAGTTTGCCAGATCCCACACATTGCCAGGGCTGTTAGGCATTGGATGTCTCCTACTAGGTTTTGGTTGCCGGGCCACACGGCCCACTGATGGGCTTACGTTTCATACCATTCCTCCAAGGGTGTAACACTGCATCCGGGGGCGCGCTATCGTGTCACAGGGGCTGCGATTGCGGCCGTCGCCAATTCATCTAAGTTGCCGGTATCGACGCCGAACCGCTCCAGATGCGCCTTGAGGTCCTCCAGTTCCTCGCGCGCTACACTTGCCAAGTGTTCGCCGCTGTCGGATTCGACGCCCCAAAGACCGACAGACTCGAAACGCTGGACGCGACGACACCCGGCATTTGGTGCGCCTAGGTCGTACGACACATCAGCGGCGGCGCGGACGCCGATTGTGTACCATTCGCCGTTGTCCAGATCCCCGACTACCTCGCCGGGCATTATTGCCGTGATCGTGTACCATTCATAGATGTGCTCGATGCGAATTGCGTCGATACGGGGCCTGTCCATCTTCGCTTCTCCTCAATAGGCCCCCGTGGGGGCGGTTAGTCAATCAGGTACAACGGCCGCTAACATGATACAGGCCATCATCGTGGCAATTATGAGCCCGAGCATGATAAACACAAACCATTCCGGCCCCGACTCGTGGTCTTGGGGGAACATAACATCGCTCCTAGTGCGGGTTTACTCAATGTCCGTCCATGCGGTTTCATTCAATAGGGCGGAAACCTCATCCGCCTGCCGCCCGTCCACGCAGGCAATCACCACTGTTTGCCCTCCCCGGTCGTGGTAGGTAACGCGCCAATCCGGGCTTCCATCGGTCATTCGCTTTTTGTGTGCTTCCCATTGTCTCATTCGCTCTACTCCCATTCTTGCCGGATCTGTCCGGCGGTTCCTATTCGTCGTCGTCGTCACTACAGACGAGCCGGGTGGTCTTGGGGATACCCCACGGCGCGTCAGTGGGGGCGACTATTCCTTCAATCCGGCTAGAGCTTCCCGGATACACGTTTGGTTCATCTCTGCGCCGTCTGGCGGGCGGCTCATTCCACATTCGCGGGAGAATCGGCGTGCCGCGCTGGCGCCGGTCTTTTGCGTCTTGAGGCAGTCCATCGCCAGTCGATACAGCGGCTCCTCATTGCCAATCCAAAGAGCTACGTTCCAAGCGTTCCATGATCGGTGTCCATTGTATTCAGACATGTTCCTATCTCCCCTCGATAATTCCAGTGGTTATTAAGGCGCGCCACACACGGGCGCGGTGCCTATTCAATCGGGCCGGGACCGTTGGCGTAGAGAACCGACAGCGCGCCAACACCCATAGGCGTTCAAAGCGTTCGTATACGCGCTGCGAAATCCGCCCCTCGCGGTAGAATCGCTCCATTTCATTCATGGTTGCGGTTCTCAGATACCCACGGAATAGTGTACGCACGTTCATCAGTCAATTCTCCTCGATTTCTTCGGGTTCCTGCTGCTGGCTATACCACCCCTCTGCACAGTATTCCCGGCAGAATTGCCAATCGTCGCCATAGTCGGCCAGGATGATCGGCTTGCCGTAGATCGTCTCCCCACAGTGGTCGCAGCGGGGAAGTGCGTCGTCGTGTTTCTTTGCCTGCTCCCGCATGGCAGCGAACGTCGCTTCGGTCAGCGGTTCCCCATCGAATGGCATAGTCATGCCGCCTGTTGCGCCCATGCCGATGGTGATATCCTCATTGGGGCTGTCAGCTTGCCACGCCTGCGATACGGTGATTGCAGTTTCGACTGCTTCAAGCGCGCTCTCGTATTCCGCCAGTTCCCCGCTGTACTTGGGACCAAGTGCGTCCGGATTGCAGTAGTCGATACCGCCGCTGCTGATTTCCACAACGCAACCTCCATCCGGCCATTGTCGTTGTCTGCTTACTGTGAACATCGCTATTCTCCTTTGTGTTTGATGCTGTTCGTGTTCAACTATCCAGAGTATACCATATGGGGCGGGGGATTGCAAACAAATTATTCCGGATTCTCCCCGTTTTTGTTACCACATTCCCCGGCAAATATGCGGAAATACTCGGTCAGCGTTGTACTGGGTAAACTCCAGCAATCGGGACAACTGCCTATACAGCACTTCGGGCCGGTATCCACTATTCACACTATGCCCACTATATGTCCCCATGCCGATGTTTACCTTGCTCGTATGGAAATATTTCATATCGCAGATATCTGAATAGCTTCCCCGTCCGTACGTGAAACCAAACGCCAGCATAGCGCCAATCATATCCGGCGACGCAGTCCCGTATTCCACAAAGTCTTCCCCTTCGCGGTCTAGCTCTGCAATCCATCGATAGCAATGGGACGGCACGAAATACCTCGCCGTAGATTGCAACGACTCTTCATAATCGGTCAACAGCACATCGAACCACCGAGGATACAGACCGGCGAGGGTGTGCGCCACATAGACGCCAAGCCGGTCATCGAATCCTGCGCCGCTATACGGATTGTCGTATCGGGGCGCTTGTACCGTATCGATGTGCGCCACCAACAGGACCGGCGCGCCGTTATCGATGAATACGTGCCGGCGGTGTTTACCTCGCCCCTTGTGGCACCTGTTCGGGAATAGACTCAGTAACCCGGTTTTCGCTTGGAAGTATGGCCGTATGGTACATACGGTCGGCGTCGCAATCTTCGCAGCCGATTGCTTTACTGTGTGTAGCCCCACACGTGGGACATTTGGTATACTGTTCATCATAACATTCCTCGCAACAGAGTTCTCCCTCTGGCGTCAGACCGCCGCCAGCTTCTTTGTCGAAATCATCCCCACAATGGACACACGTACGGACGCGCTCGTGATAGCAATCGTCACACACGTTTTCCAAGTCAGCGCGGTTTGTGTCCAGTTCCCACGTGTTCTCGTTTCGGTCCCAACAGTTGCACAAGTCGCATAGTGTGTAGTGGTGATCGCGACAATGGTCGCAAACGTTGATTTTCAGATTCTCCAAATAGTTGCAATCGCCGTTTAGAACGGCTTCCCCACAATGGTCGCACACCGTGAATTGCTCACTGAAACAATCGTCGCAATAGGTATACCCGTTATAATCACATCCCTCGCCATACTCTATACGTTCGCCACAAGCTTCACAATGGCATGAATCGTCCACGCAAGTGCCGTCCGTCTGTGTTAGCTGATATTCTCCCCTGCTTGGCATTAGGCGGCATCGTGTCGATGATAGGATGTCCATGCCGGTGAACGTGTCCATATAGGGCCAGTAGCCGCATGGACCATCTTTGATGTCTACCTCTATGCTTCTGTGCGGCAGTTTGCTGGATATCCCGTGTTTCTCAGCATAGGCCAACAGGACTTCGCGCGCACTGTCTGATGTGTGGTAGACTCGGTCGCGGTATCGCGATCCATCGGGGAACGTCCAGGCAAGGGCCCGTGCTGCGCCATTGTCCATACGGGCGAACAACAGGCAGACGCTATCCGGATTGTCTACGTAAATATCGAGGTAGGGTTGTGCATCGGCCGTCGCCATACACGAACGTATACCGCTATTGGACATTAAGTAGGCGTATCGGATATCCTCGCCCCGCAGTTCCCTCACGGGACCCTCGCCAGTGATACTGGTATCCTCGCCCCACAAAGCGGCATCGATCGCGGCACCAACAGCTTGCAAGGTGGTATCGGCGACGTCAGGCCACAAGTGGGCGCGGATAAACCGTCCCGTACGCTGCTTCATGCGCTGCGCCGGTCGCGCAGGATCTTTGCAATACGCCAGCTTTAGCGTATCGCCATCCGTCGGCTTGTCCACTTCATGCCGTTGCAGCCATTCGCTAGAATCCGGTCCCCCATGCTGTCGTATCACATCGGCAACGATATTCTGTGTGGTTTGCATTTGTTCCATCCTCCATTAAAGGCGCGTGATGTGAATAACATACCATATGGGGCGAGGGATTGCAAGCGGAATATGGTAACTATTCCGGGTTTGCTTGCGTGTCGCCCCTATCGGTCGTGTCAGTATGGGGGGCCCACTTGCCACTCGAATCGGGCGCGGGTTTCGACGGATATTATGCCATCAGTATACAACTCCAGCACGATATCACACACCCACTCCAATGGCCAGTGCCCCGTACCTGCCCTACTACGGGTCGTACGTACGCAATCGTAGGGTCCGGCCGGTAGGCGCGGAATCGGCCTGGGATCTCGTATTAGACTGGTCTGCAACGCCCTATGGTCTTCTTTGGTTATCGCTTTTTCGCGGCGCATCTCGTCCAGAATGTCGCGGACCCATCTCAATTGATCCTCCAACATAATGCGAGGTGCATATTCCGTCCGAACGCACTTGTATGTTTTCATACACCCCCCTGCGTGCCGTCGCCACGATCGCTGGGTATCGGCTGCCCACACGTCGGGCAGATGCTCGGCTTGCCCTCTGGTTTGCCCTCTGCGGCCCCACTGTGCGGGCAGACGCGGCAATCGGCCGGACAGACCATACGGAGTCTGCCGCCGTTGTAGGGGGCTCTATGCGACCGGCTACACACGGAGGCTGTGTGATTCTCATGGCATCGGGCGCAGGCCGGATTATCGGCAGTCCACGGACGGTTGGGGCATTTGACACATGTCTGCATGATTTGCACGGCACCAGCACACATATGCGGCACAATCAGTCCAGCACGTGCCTTGGCGGCGCGACGGCTATGGATTTTCATGCAGTTATCGCCACAATATTCGCGGGGCCGACCTGTTAGAAATTCATTGAATTCTTTCTTGCACTCTCGACAAATCGCCATTGTGTTTTCTCCCATTTTCTGTGTGTTTGGGCGATGCGACACGCGCGCATCTGCCCAGAGTATACCCTAACTGGCGGAAAAGTCAAGAACATTGTCGAAATTAGGGTATAGTCGCTTGCACTTACGGTTTCATAAGTTCTTATATTCTCGGGGGTTATGATAGGTACAAGTATTTTTTACATCTCACTTACGGAATGCCTTGAGTGGGAAAACCGCGTTTGCGGGGTCGCAAAGGCCGATTTACTTCCCCAATACTGCCTAACGGGGGGGTTCGAGAAACCCCTATATAGCGTTGCGCTCTACACCCTAATATGGCAGTGTTAGGGTATATTCTGTTATACGATATTCTAACGGTATAATGCCCTATGGCTTTTACTATACTATTCTTTTCTTTATTAGGATAGAGAAGGGGAAGTAAATAGGGATTATTTATGGTCTGGCGGCCGATTTGTCACTCAGAATCGAGGTTGTAGCCAGAGGGAAGTGGTTAGTGTAGTTAGTGATGCGCGGTGGGGGACGGGAACTACGAATAATTTCGTAGGTAGTGGCATGCCCGGACCCCCTCGTATGCGCCACCCCCGATATAATCGATACAATCCCACCCCTAGCGCATACGTTTCGCCCCGATCGTATGCGCCCATGCGCATGAAGGGGGCCGGGAAGACCCGGCCCGTGTTATGGAGGATCTATGCTCGGCCGATGGTACTACGCCCTCTCGTGCCGGTGAAGGGATTCCCCGTCAGGGGATTGTGGATATCACGACATTGGATAGTTGTATTGATCGCAATGGCTGTCATCGGCCTGAGGGACCGAGACGTCCCACATGGTGCACCATTGTTCGTTTGCGTCATAGTGCCGGCACGTGTCACACACTACTGTGTTGCTTTCCATTGTGGTTCTCCTCTCTATGCGACGCGAATCGCGTCACTATGTGTATAATACCATACCTGCCCACGCTCGCCGAAAAACATCCAAGCCTGTAACTTGATGATGTATACCAACATTGTCGTATTCCCTCTATTCTGTGTGCCGTTAATGTCACAATCCTACTTGGATTGTTTCACAAAAGCCCGGCATTCCGAAGATCACGCAGTAGATCCTGTTCAACGCGGTCCAAAGGACAACCGATCAAGCGCAGCCACGGTCCACGTTTTGGACAACCGAGATACGCATAACAATCGATTATTTGCTCCCACGTCATTGTCCACTCTCCTGTTCTGTGTGTGTGTGTGTGTGTGTGTGTGTGACCAACGTGGTCGCGAAATCCCCTATTGGCTTTGCGCCGTACGGCCATGATTCGCCGATAGGGGAAGGAGCGTTACTTGTTCAATCCGGCAAGGATATCGCCCTTGATGCAATCCCAGCCGGTTGAACCTATACGGTTCTTTGGTGCGTCCATGCAAAAGCCGAACATTGTGGCAATCATATCTAAAGCACGTTTCGCTTCCCGAAGGACTTTGTATCCGTTGTTGCCAGAAAAAGACTGGCAAGGGGAATAAATGCCGTAGGTGTCAAGCATTTCGACTTTCATCAAGTCCGTCAAGTCTGTTGGGTTCTCGTTGTCTATGCCACAACAATCCATAGCCTTGCGCAGATTCTCTTCACCAACTTCACCCGGTGAAACGGCTCGAACGTCTGCGATATACTTCGGCTGGCCTTCGTTGTCGCGTCCGCAAGCGTCATCCATATTAATGAAGTTAATCACAAGCCAATAGTCAAAGTCCCCGTTGTTCAACTTCGGCGAGACCCACTTGCCACCATATTCCATCCAATTCACGTCACCCGTCAAGAATTGTGTTCGCATGGTCCATTCCCCTTATCATAGTGTTATTGTGTTGTTCGTCACGAATCCCCCTACTGGCTTTTCTCCTGTTTACAGTAGTGTGAGGTACGCGACCAACGTGGTCAGCGCTACCCATATCACTGTGTGCATGATGTCACGTAGTGTTGTCATGCCCATAGTATAGCACACGTGTGTGTGAGATGCAAGTGGATTTAATATTTTTTCTTGCTGCACCCCTCCCGGTGGTACCCTCGCGCGCTGTGTGTTGCCCGCAGGGTCCCCCGTTCTGGACCCCCGCGACACACCAAAATTCCAAGACTCCGACAACACGACTCCAGAATGCATAAACCCTACAGGCCCCCCAAAGCGGAATAGGTTGCCAGCACCTCGGATCTGTGGAGGACGCCCGAGGTGCGCCTATAGATAACCCGCCCAATGGGGCATAGCAAAGGGGGATTGCTAACGTGAAACGGTGTACTAGGTGCGGACGGGAACAGAAGTTGTTGGCGTTCCGCAAGGACCCACGTTCCGGGGACGGGCTGCAATGCTATTGCGCTGGATGTATGAATGTTATCCAGCAGAAGTGGCGTAGAGCGCACCCAAAACAAGTCAAGGTGCAGTCGCGGAAAACACACCTCAGCCGGCACTATGGGATCACGGTAGATGAATACGACGCTCTAATGGCATCGCAAGGTGGTGTGTGCGCGATCTGCGGTAGGACCGAGACGCAAGTCAATCAATGGGGTGTGAAACGCCTATCTGTGGACCACGATCACACAACCGGCAGAGTGCGGGGGCTGCTATGCAGTGCGTGTAATCGGGGCCTCGGACAATTCCAGGACAACCTCACCCGTCTGGTGCGGGCCGCGTCATACCTCGCCAATAATACACAAGTGATGAACGAAGGGGGTACACACAAATGAGTGCAGTGATGCTACGCGATGCCGTTGGGAATACCGTTCCGCCGGGAGTGGCTGGGGGCCATCCGGTTCTGGCCAGCGGGATCAAGCTCACGGACGCTACTGCCGATGGCGGCGATCATACCCAGGCCCTCACCGCAGGGGCGACCTACAAGATAATGGCCGATTCCACGGCGGGCGGGCAGTGGCTGTTCGGCATCGCCACGACCGCTACCGCGGCCAATGTGGTTTGGTTCTGCCCGGTTGGCGGGGTGCTCGCATTGACCATGCCGGCCGGCTATGCAACGCTGCACTATCAGGCCCTCGCCAACGGAGCGAGCTGCTACATCGCCAAGATGGCCGACAATAAGCCCACGGGGATGACCACCACGTAACCGGCGCACAGCGCCGAGGGCCACAGGCCCAAGGGGGGACACAGATGAGAGCCAAGGACTTCATCCTCATCACAGTGATAACGGTGTGCGGTGTGTTTGTGGGCTGCTTTGTGGCCGTGGACATCGCTCACATACGCAATCGATCCTACGCCGTCTTACCGGCAACACCCGCGATCGCCGAGCCCAACCTCTCCGATGCTCTGGACTGTGTCGTGCACATCCGAGCCGGCAACGCCGAAGGATCGGGCTTCCTGGTTTCCTCGACGGGCATCGTGATGACCGCACGCCATGTGCTATCGCACGCCGATGCCAACGGCGTCACCGTGACACTCCGTAACGGATTGTCGTACACATCCACGGCTATGTATATTCCGCCCACCACGGGTGTATTGGCCGGCCCCGACGTGGGTTTCCTCAAGGTCGAGTACTACCACCCAACGCGGTACTTCGGCGTCCAGCCGGCACGCCCGGCGCTGGGTAGCGACGTGTGGTGCCTGGGTCATCCATATGGCCGAGGGGTCTGCCCCTGGACTGTATCGCGGGGGATCGTGTCAGCCACCGATCGCGATTGCAAAGGAGCCTTCGGTGCCGGAACGAGCATCCAGATCGATGCCCCCTCGTATGCTGGTAATAGCGGGGGTCCGGTGATCGACCGGAGTGGCCGCGTCGTGGGTATCCTTGTGGGGAGCTGGAGCGGGGAAGAGTGTTTGTCGATTTGCGTTCCGATCGGCGACGCCGCCCCGTGGCTGACTGTGTTCCGGGTGATGCTGGAGACACGGCCATGAATGGCGGGGCCGGGAAGGGCGATGCGCGGCGACCGTGCGTCACGCATCCAGACGAGGAATCGCTTCGCTGGGCGTTTGCACTGGGAATGGTGTCTAAAGAACAGTTCGAGCAGCAGTACCGCGACCTACTGGCCGTGGGCAAGATCACACGCGGTGGGAGGATAATCCATGCCGGCCACGAGTAAGTCGCAATTCAGGCTGATGGAGGGAATCGCATCGGGAAGCATACCCCCGAAGGGGGGTCTTTCCAAGGCCAAGGCGGCGGAGTACGTGGCGGGGCAGAGTCCCAAGGGACTTCCGGGATTCAGCAAGCCGAAGCGGAGGAAGGTATGAAGTACCAGCAAATTTGGGATTCGGAATGGGGTCCATTGGAGAAAGACTGGTATTTGGCCTGCTGCCACTGTTCCCTCGTCCATCACGTTCGTGTGCGGATACACAAGGGCAAGCCCGAGATCCAGTTCACCACCGACAATCGCAAGACCGCGGCGCTAAGGAGGCACGCCAAACATGCCAAGGAAACCAAAGAAATCTGATGACGTGCCCGAGAACAAGCCTTTGATGGAGCGGGGGGAGAAGTCCCGTGCCGGCAAGATGTTGTCGGAATATATACGCGGCATAGGTCAAGAATGCAGCGAGGTCATCCTCGATGATGGCCCATGTCCCGGCCCCCCGCGATTGGTGAGTAAGGCCGAGGCGATGGCGCGTCACATCTGGAAGAAGGCTCTGCCCCATACGGACGACGAAGGCAATAAGCACGAACCTGATCTCGACTATATCAAGATAGTTCTTGACAGAAGCGACGGGAAACCCGGAACACAGAACAAGGACGACGATCCGAGCGACGGACGGGAGACGGTCCCAGATCGCATCAGCCGTATGAACGCCGACAGATTGAACAAGCTCGCCGAAGAAGTCACGGGGGACGAACAATGACCACGATCGCACCGCAGCTCTCGACACCATTTCCCAGCGGTAGGCGCTCGTGGAAGTGTGAGAAGACTGGGCTCGTGGTGCCGATGCGGGAAGACGAGAATATAGCCTACCGCGAGAAGCTACTGCACAAGGCGGCGAAAGACCCCGTGATGCAGAAGGATCTTTTGGCCGCATGTAAAGAATCGGCCCTATTCTTCATCAACACGTTCTGCTGGACCTCGTGGGAGATGGAGGTCAGCGACAAGACGCACAGCTATGTGACCAGTCCCGTGGCGCTGCATCCCTTCATCACCTACGAACGACAGGACGAAATGGTTGCGTTCCTAATCGACTGCTTCGTCAATGGACACGACGGCCTGATCGACAAGAGCCGCGACATGGGGGCCTCCTGGTTGATCGCCTTGTTCATCCACTGGCTGTGGCTCTTTGGCCGTGACTGTCTCCAGCTCCGCGAAATGAGCCGTGTGGAAGACCTGGTAGACAGTCCGATCTCTAAGTCGCTATTCTACAAACACGATACGGTAAACACCTACCTGCCCGAGTGGATGTGTCCGCCGGGCGTGCTCGTGCGGGGCCGCGAGAATCGCACTAGTATGGTGATCCGAAATGCTCTGAATGGTTCCATGATCGCGGGCGAATCGACCAACAAATCCGCATTCAGCGGCGACCGCGCGGCTTTGATCTTGCTCGACGAGATGTCCAAGATGAACAATGGCGAGTCGATCAAGCGATCAACCGCCGCCGTGTGTCCGTGCCGTATCGTCAACTCGACCGTCGATATGCCGGGGACGTGCTATTCGACGTGGAAGAACTCGGGTACGATCAAGGTGTTCTCCCTGATGGCGTGGGATCATCCCAAAAAAGGTGCGGGCCGGTTCGTCGTACAGGATGAAGTGACCAAGGAATATCGGATTACCTCGCCCTTCATCGAGCACGAGATCGAGCGAAATGGGCGACGTGAGGTGGACAAGGAAATCTACGCCATCGAGGGTGCTGTTGGCGACACGTTCTTTATGCATACCGATCTCGACAAACATGCGGCGCTCTATGGCAAAGAACCGTTCGGTCGGTATAACATTCGGTTCCGGAACGACGACAAGCTGACGGATGCCGATGTGGCCCGCATCATCAAGACGAAAGACCTGACGAAAGTCAGTCTGACGAGAGCCGCCGAAGGCGACCTCGAAGTGTATGTTCCGCTCAACGGTGGGCGGCTCGACCAGTCCAAGAGTTACATCATTGGTTGCGACATATCCAAGGGACAGGGGGGAGCGTCCACCAGCGAGACCGTGTTCTCGATCAAGTGCAAGCAGACCGGCGAGAAGGTTGCTATATGGGGGAGTACAACCACTCCGCCCTACAAGGCCCCGCGGATCTTCGCGGCCCTGGCCCTATGGATCGGTGGTGCGGCTCCACAAAAACTTCCCCTGGTTGTGCCCGAGGCCAACGGCCCTGGATGGGACTTTATTAGTGTTCTACTGAACGATCTGCACTATCCGTATTGCTACCGCGGCGAGACGGTGAACCAGGTTGCTACAAAGAAGTCGCAGAAATATGGCTGGCACAGTTCGCGGGATGGCAAGGAATTGCTTCTGCGGGCCTATGAACGCGCGCTGCGTGAAGGCCGGTTCATCAATCACGACAAGCGCAGCCTAGATCAAGCGAGGACATACATCACCTATCCTGATGGTGGCTGTGGCCCAGCCGAGATGAACGACAAGAGTAAGGCCGACTACATGGGCCACGGCGATCGCGTGGTCGCAGATGCGCTATGTGTGATGGATGGGGATGTGATGAGCCCCAAAAAAGGCGCAGTGCTTGATGCGAAGGATGGTACGTGGGGCGGACGGTTCCAACAATGGGAACGCTCACAGAAGAAACGTGGGCAAGATGGATGGAGGCAATGCTTTGATTTCCGACACTGAGGTAAAACAGTGTACACGATGTGGAAAGCACAAGTCACTCGATGCGTTTCACAAACAGGGAATGGGGCAGCGACCCAACTGTAAGGAATGCGAACGGGACCGCAAACGAGCGGCATATGCGAGAATGCCGGACGCCAAGAAGAAGGGTGTGTCACGGAGGTCCCGTGATTGGCATCGGGAACATCCAGGGGCCAGCCGCGATATCCGGCTTAAGTCGATGTATGGCGTAACTGAGGCGGACGTGGCCCAGATGTACGCAGATCAGCACGGCATCTGTCCGGTATGCGGAAAACCGCTGACGTGGGATGAGAAGAATATCGACCACAACCACGAGACCGGCAGGGTCCGTGGGCTTGTGCACTCTTATTGCAATACGGGAGTTGGGTTTCTCGACAATTATCGGGGCCGCATATCCGAAATCATGGCATATCTGGGGTGGAACGATGGCGATCGAGATCACAGCTAAGGGCATTTCGGATTCCGTTCGAGAGGGTTTTAAGCGTGTTGATAGGTTCCGCAAGGCCCGTGCTTCTCACGTTAAGGCGTATGTCGGACAGTATATGTCCGAAACATACGGCGTCACGGGAGACGCCCCGATCAATCTGATGTTCCTAGCCGTTCGTACCCTGATCCCGAACCTGGTTCAAAAAGAAGGGTTTACTCGCGTAGTCACCCGATTGCTCCGGCAGCGGGACTATGCCGAAAAGCTGGGACTGGCGCTGACGGACTTGGACAAGCAGCTCAAGATGAAGCGAATCCTACGCGCTGCGTGCGTGGATATGTGCTTTGGCCCCGCTATCCTCAAGACCTCGATCGCTCAGGGCGGGCAACTATTCCAGATCGACAGCGACACCAACGTGGACCCCGGCCAGCTTTACACGGAGCTGATCGATCTCGACGATTTTACACTCGATCCCTGCTGCGTGGCGTTCGACAAGGCGCGATTCCTCGGGCATCGCGTTCGGATCGAGCGAGCCAAGATCCTCCAGGCCGATGGATTTAACAAGGATCTCGTGCTACGTCTGCCGCGAGCAGATCTAAATCCAGACAAGGCCGAGCGAGTGGACGAGCAAGCCAAGGAATCTGGGAACGACCAGACGACCTCCGATATGCAGGACTACGTCAACGTGGTCGAGCTGTGGGTGCCCGAGGCCGAGGCGGTGTGTTACATCCCCGATCCGGCCGAGGCGACGTTCGATGACTTCCTCAAGGTGGAGGAATACTACGGTCCGCCGTCCGGTTGCTATTCGTTCGGGTCCCTGACCCAGCCGGTGCCGGGCAGTCCCTTTCCGATCGCCCCGGTGGGCGTGTGGCGGGACCTGTCGGACATGGCCAACCGCCTGTTCAAGAAGGCGATGGACCAGGCCGACCGACAGAAGAACATCACCCTGTACCAGCCATCGTGCGCCGACGTGGCCGAGAGCATCAAGGACGCCGACGACGGGGAGTGCATCGCCACCGAAAATCCCGATGGCGTCAAGGTGGTCAGCTACGAGGGTGCCGGTCCCGACGCAAACAACATGGTCAACACCCTTTATGGATGGTTCAACGTCGTCGCCGGCAACCCCGACCTGATGGGCGGGCTCGACGTGAATTCTGACAAGGCGACGGGCCAGTCCATTCTCCAGCAGAACGCGGCGATTGGCACGGGCGACATGCGGGACATGGTGTATGACCTGGCCAAGGACGTGAAGGAGAAACAGGCTTGGTTCCTCCACAATGATGAGCTGATGTTCCAACCCGGATTGCCGGGGATTCCGCTCATCAAACGGGAGCCCAATGGCCGTGAGCGGCAACTATTCCTTACGCCGGCCGATCGCACGGGCGATTTCTCTCAGCTCGGTTTTGAGATTGTGGCCCGATCGATGAGTGTGCCGGACCCAGGAACGCGATCCCGGTTGGTGCAGGAATTCGTGACCAATGTGGTGCCCCAGTCGTTTATGTCCCTGCAAGTGGCACTCCAGGTGGGTCAGCCCTTCAACGTCACGCGATACTTGACTACGATCGCCGAGGAGATGGGGATTACCGAGCTGGTGCAGGATATCTTTGAAGATCCGGAATTCCAGCAACGGATGGAGTGGTATGCCTCGACCGGCGGCAAGTCGGAAGGCAAGGGCCAGAACACGACACAGAACGGTGGATTCCCGGTTGGACGATCTCCGATGGCGGGGCCACAACAGCAGTTCAACCAAGGTGCTCAGGCAGGGGCTGTCCCCGCCCAGCAGCAGATGAAGATGGGAGGGGGATTGTAATGTTTGGACGTGCCAAGAAATCGATCGAAGTGGGTAAGCCCGCAGACCTGGAGGAAGAGCTGGCTGTGCAGTTGGCCCTCCATAAGAAGTACCCGAATATGATGAAAAAGACTGGAATCTGGGGCAAGCCCAAGAAGAAAACGGTCGCAGCGAAAAACAACCTACGCACCGGAGCCGTCAAGAAGGCTATGGGTGATTCCGCCGGTGGGATCAAGACCGACGCCGAAAAAGAGGCGGAACGCAACGCGAAGAAATAGCCACATGGGTGGGGGGAACTATCGTGCCAATTTACGTCTACAAGTGCCCGGAATGTGACTGGGACGAAGAAGTGATAAAGCCGATGTCCCAGTCCGATCGAGAGGAGCGATGTCGGCAGTGTGGAGCTGCTATGGCCAAGGACCTGCGGGCCAATCTTCCGCACGCCGCGGCCGACAGCTACCACACTCCGCTGCACTCTGATTCACTGGGCATTCGATCGGATCAAGTGGAGGAGCACCAGAGGCTTTATCCCGATGTTCCGCTCGATCGGGATCGTCGGCCGGTGTTCACCAGCTACAGGCAACACCAAGCATACCTCGACAAACGCGGCATCGTGAAACAACCCGCACTACACCAGAAACGCGGGAAGCGAATAGCATGATTTTTGGGGGAACACATAGTGGGCAACGACATCATCAAATCGGATGGATGGGAAGATCCGAAACTGTTGGATTCGATTACGAAGGACTTGGAAGCCTTCAACGCGGAAGACGAGGAGAAGACTCCGGAACTGGAGCCTACCCCGGTGAAAGACGGCGATGCGCCGGCAGCGGACGACAAGCCTACCCCGGACGTGGAGGACAAGCCCAAGGAGGAACCGAAGGCTGGCGACACGACGGCAGACGAGAAGGACGCTACCCCGGCAAACGACGATGAAGAACCGGCAGGCACGAAAGAACCCGAGCGACCCGCGATTCCGGATGGCCACTACCGTGCGGCGATCCACATGGGCATGACGCCCGAGGAGGTCAGTGACCTCTACGACAAGGACCCGAAGCTGGCCCTTAAGACATTCGCCAAATGCCACGAGATGACCAACGCTGCCAGCAAACAGCTCGGTGAGTTGGGCCAGGCGATGCGGATAGCCAGGGAGACCCCGGTGGCATCCGCTCCCACGGCGGTTCCCGCAGGCGAGAGTAGGCGGGACAAGGCGATCAAGGCGATTAAGGAGAAGTACGCGGACGATCCGATGGTGGACGTCCTGATCGAGCTGCTTCCTCCGGAGACGCCGCAAACGGCACCGGCAAAGGCACTGACGCCCGCCGCACCGCCGGAGCGGTCGATCGACGAGGAGATCGCCGTCCGCCAGCAGATCAGCACGTTTTTTGCTGATCCGGATCTGGAAGCCTATGAGGACTTCTATGGTTCGGCCAAGGGACCCGATGGTTCGGCAGTCGCGACGTGGGATCATCTCACGCCGGGGCAGAAGGCGAATCGGCTGGAGATGCTGGGCCGGGCGCAGCTCATCCTCGATGGGGCCGCGGCGACAGGGATGAAACTCAGCACAGCCGAGGCGATGGAACGCGCACATCTGGAGGTATCCGCGCCGATTGCATCGCAGATCGTGCGGGAGAAAATCAAGGCTTCGGTGCAGAAGCGATCCGCGGGCGTCACGTTGAAGCCCTCGGGTGGTAAGAATCCGCCGGCCAAGGGCGGGAAATACGACGAGAAAGAACACATCAAGGAAGTCGCGAACGAACTCAAAGCCGTGTTCGGCCCCAAGTGACCGCGACGATGGGAGATAGTCGATGGGATACACTCAAGCACAGTTGAGCGGCCTGATTCAGACCACTCACGAAAAGTTCCCGGTGAATGAACTGACCATCACCTGGGATCGGAATGATTACAAATGGCTCCGGATTTTCTCCGAAGCCCCCCGCAAGCAGTCTGGCACCAAGATCACCGGCCGGGCGCTGCTCAGCCCCACGGGAACGGCCCGCTATGTGGGATTCTACGAGCAGGATGAACTCGCCCAGGGCGAAACCCTGCACAAGTTCGAGATGCCTTGGGCACGTTTCACCGCTAACTGGTCGTGGGATGAGCTGGAGATCCTGGAGAACAAGGACGATCCCGAGGGGTTCATCGATCTGGCCAAGGTCAAGGAAGCTGATGCCATGTGGGGCCTCGCCCAGATCATGGAAGAGCGCGGTTGGAAGTGCCCGACGTCGGCCACCGACGACAAGTTCCCCCGTGGCCTGCCCTACTACATCCGTATGATGAACAAGGACACCACCACGGACGGATTCGTCGGCGAGACCATTCGGTACGAGAACGGCACGACCGGCACTGACTGCGCCGGCATCGACGCTCATGTGTACACGCAGTGGAAGAACTGGGCTGCTCTGTATACGGCGGTGGACGCCACGCTGATTACGAAGTTCCGCACGGCGTTCGAGTACTCGACGTTCCGCGCTCCACTGAATGTCACTGATTTCGCCCAGCGACGCGCCGCCAAGGCCCGCATCTACTGCGGCCAGGCAAACAAGGTGGCTTTGCTCGATTACCTCGATGCCAAGGACGATATGCACACCACCAAGGACGCGCTCGGCCGTATGGTCGTGACCCAGGGCAACGACTGCATGATTAACGGATGTGAGGTCCAGAGCTGTTCGGACCTGAATTCCGCCACCGATCCCGAGACCGGCGACACGACCGATCCGTTCTACTACGCTGATTTCGCGTGGTTCCAGCCGATTGTCCGTAAGGGCTACTGGATGAAGCGGATGGGTCCGGTGCATGGTGGAACCAAGCAGCACACCTCGTACACAATGTTCATAGACGGCGCGCACAATATCTGGTGCCCGTCCCCCAGAAGTGCGGGGTTTGTCGTGCATAAAGCCTTGACAGCTTAGAGGGTATAGAATGTCCGATATGAAGCGATGCCCGAAATGTGGTGATGTGAAAGCACTGACCGAGTTTGGTAAGAATAAGGGATTGCCACAGGGTGTCACCGTCTATTGCAGGGAATGCAAACGTGAGTACGACAAGATCACCGGTAGACGGTATCGGACAACGGAAAGTGGCAAGCGGGTAAACGCCAACGCCAACCTCAAGAACAAATATGGCATCACTCTCGATGAGTACGATGCCATGTTCGAGGCACAGGGTGGGGTGTGTGCGATCTGTGGTGGGGTCCATGATGACGGCCGCAGACTCTACGTCGATCACGACCACGCGACAGGGAAGGTGCGGGCTTTGTTATGCCGCCGATGTAACACCGTGGTGGGCTTCGTGAATGAGGATTCGGACATTCTTCTTCGGACAAGTGAGTACCTTCGGCGGCACAATCAGTAGCCGCCTGATGTCTGAAATAACGACCTACAGTAGTGACATTGTTAGGAGAGCAGTATGAGTAGGGGTATTGGACGGACGACTTTCATCGGCACCGGCGGGATCGTCACCCGCAGCGGTTACGACGCCGGTGCGTATGATTTCTTGTACAAGGCTTCGACCACGAAAGATTCGGTTTACAACGTGGGCGATCGAGTGGAGACCCCCGATGGCCGCGGGTTCCGCTACTCTTACGCGGGCGGCACCTGCGCCACCGAGTGGGGCGCTGGCAATGAGAAGAAGAGCAACGCTGTGGCTGTGGCCCCGGCTCAGGCTACCGCGGCTGCGGCCAATGATGGCACCGGCCTCGCGGCTGGCGTTGTTGGCAGTCGGTGCGTGTCCGTGACCGTCGCCTCGCCGTTCGGCTATACGGGTGATGGTACGCTGGCGGTGGATGAACTCAAGGGCGGCTACATCGTCATCGGCAATGGCTCGGGTCAGCATCCGCAGATGCGCATGATTACCGGCAATCCGGCTCTGGCCACCGCCGGCATCTGTCGGATCTATCTGGACGCTCCGCTGACCACAGCGGTTACGGTCGGGACGACCACGATCGAGATGATCGCGAATCCGTACTACGGCCTGATCGGCGACGGCGGCGGCGGCGAGTACGTCATGTGGATGGGCGTCCCGGCGGTGGGTGCCACGGTGGGCCAGTACTTCTGGGTCCAGACCAAGGGTCCGTGCTGGGTCACGTCGGATGGGGCCACCTGCAATAGCGCTCTTGACCGGACGCTGGTGTGGGCCGGCAATGGCTCGGTGGTGTCCAGCGATGACATCACGTTGGAGAGTGGCTTCCAGATCGCCGGTGTGGCGATCGACGCCAGCTCCAGCGGGGCCAGCAACGCGCCGTTCATCAACCTTCAGATGGACATCTAAGAAGGGAGGGTTCGATGGGACTGCAACACAAACTGGCGACGATGGGCAAGATCCAGCCCGCAGGGGCGGCGACCGCCAAAGTCCTGCTCGCTTCGGCGGATGGAGCCCTGCTTGCCTATGGCACGACCATGCCGGTGGATACCAGCGTGGGATTTGCCCCTGGATGTCTCTTCATCCATGTGGATGGAACTGCGGGTACCTGTCTGTACTGCAATGAAGGCACGGCCGCGTCGTCCGATTTCGATGCGGTGACGGTGGGGTAATATCTGCCCCCACGATCTGAGTCGGCCCGGACTTGAAATCCGGATAGCGTGCACGGTCGTGGGTTGTAGTATGACGTGGCCGGGTTGCGTTCCCCCGCCCGGTCACGTTTTCTTTTTGTTCTGGGGGAATAGGGGGAACAACATGACATTGGAAGAAGCCCGCAGCAACATACAGAACGTGCTCGATCAGTTGCGGATGACCAAGGCGGAGCGCGAGGCGATGGACACAAGTCTGCGACTGTTATACTGTACCGCGCTCGATGCGGAGGACTATGGCGATGAACCAAAAGCCGCGTGAAGGAGGTTCCGATGACAATCAGCCTCCGCCTGTTGATCCTATTCGCGATTGGTTTGAGTGCCTGGGGTTTGACGTTCGGGCGCGCACTCGCTTGGGACACTCGGCGTGCGGGCTGGCTTGTCGCGATCGTGATGGCCGACGAGATGGTGGGCCTGTGGACGGGGATGTGGTTGGCGCGGGAGGGCTCGTGGTATGAAGCTCTGGCCCTGGCGCTGGGCGGCGGCTTGTCCGCCTTACTGATGTTGAGGAGGGCGAAACGTGGCTGAACCAACCAGTGCATTGACATTCTACGACCTGATTCTCCGCGTGGCCAAGGCCGCGGAATGTGCCTACTACGGGGCGACCGGCCAGGAGCGGGCGATGATCCCGATCGAGCCGGAAGTGCTGGACCGGTGCAAGATGGTCGTAAACGACGCGATCCGCGGGTTCATTGCCGCCGCCCCTGTGCATGGGTGGAGGTGGCGGAATCGGGATATGGAAGTGAATCTCGTGCGGGCCTACACGGGCACCGCGACGGCAGGGGCTGCGGCCAGCTTAACCGATGGTGGTATTGCGGGGGACTATGCGAATGACTTCTTCAACAATTATACCCTACGGATCACAGCGGGTACGGGCGCAGAGGAGTATGCTGTTGTCACAGATTACGTCGGCGCGACTGGACAATTCCTCTTTGCCGCCCTATCTGGTGGCTCTACCCCCGACACGACCAGTCAATACCGTATTTGCCGTTCCACACAGGTCATCGACTCCGATCCCTCCCGGTACCTGTTGACGCAGGACTTCCAGGGCGAGCTTGCGGGGGACATCACATTCAAGGCCGAGTCCAACGCCTGCGGAATCGAATGGACGAGCGAGACTGACATCCGCCGCAATCGCGAGATCGACATCACCACGGGCGATGCCCCGTTCGTTGCCGCGATTGAACCGAATGCGGCCAAGCGACGGTGGGAATTGGTCGTGGACCCCTGGCCCACGGGCGAGCATACAGTGGTGTTCCCTTACAAAGCGGGATTCGACAACATGAGCTTGGTTGCATCGACTGCCACGGGTGGGGGAGCGACCAGTTTGACGGACACCGCCATGATCGGCCTATACCCGGATGATTATTTCAATGGGCAGACCATCCGCATTCTGAGTGGCACAGGGAGGACGAGCTATGCCGTGGTCACGGATTACGTCAGCTCCACGGGTGTGTTCACTGTGGCGGATTGGCTCTATCAGGACGGAACCGCGGGCGGAACGAACCCCGCCGCAAGCAGTGTGTACTATCTCGATACGGCGGAGACACATCCCTGCGGTATGCAGTTCGATAGTGCGATTGTTGCCGCTTGCCTGGCGAAAGCCGAAGAGGAGTTCGCGGACGTCAAACGGGGATACCTGGAGAAATACCTCAGCACCGATTTGCCCCAGGCGTACGCGATCGACGGACGCAGCGCCCCCCGCAAGTTGGGCAAGGGCCGATCTGGGCTGATGAAGCGTGAGGGCGACGCGGTGTACTACACCCAAAGGGGAATTGTGACTTACGAAACGTGAGGTGAGTGATGGTGTTTACATTCCCGTTTAAGGGCATCCACAAAGGAGGGCTTCCTGGCAAGCCTCCCGAGCAGACCAGCTCCCTGATGTCCAACGTGCGCCCATATTGGAAGGGTCGCCTGCGGGGTGGGCAGCGTCCGGGAATGAAGAAGTGGGGAGATGGGACCCTAATCGGAGGGGCAGAACAGCCCGTGGTGTCGATCTGTTCCGTTAGCGCACAGGAGAGTCCGTAATGTCTGTGATATTGGCCCAATACCTGGGGGGCGGTGGAAGCCCGGTTTGGATTTACGCAGGAATTTCATGGGCGGCTATATTCGACATCGCGGCCCCCGCCGTCATTACGGAGGTCCAGGTCTATGGTGTTCGCAGATCCGTGTCAACCGGTGTGGGCACCGCGGAGATATGGTCTGCGGACTCTGAAACAGGTGCGCCGGTGGAGCAACTGGCCAGTGCAACCTACGACGGCAGTGTGTGGACGTCGCCCAGTGTGGCGCGTAATATTTCTCTGCCAACCCCGCTCCCCGTGGTGGCGGGTAAGTATGCGTTGGTGGTGACGAATCCCGCGGCTTTAGAGCCTAATGGGATCTACTGGGATGCCGAAGTGTTGGGTGTCGGCGAAAATTCCGGTCATTACAGTCTGGATGGCATGTCTTCGTGGATAGACAGTGTCCTGCAATTCCCACGATATGTCATCCTCGGTAGCGGCCTGTCCAAACCCACCAACCCCACTCCCACTAGTGGCACCGATCCTGGAACAGATTGGTCCGATTGGACCGTGAGCTGGGTGGATGGAGGCGGTGCAGAGACCTACGACGTATTCATAGGCAGCACACCCTATTCCCTGAATCGATACGCCGAAGGCATTGCGGATACGAGCCACACATTCGCTGCCGGTCAACGGCCCGTCGTGACCGATACGATAGTGTACTGGCGGGTAGACGCGATCGCCGGCGAGGAGCGTGTCACGGGGGATGTGTGGTCGTTTGATCCGCGACCGGCCAAGGCTACCACGCCCAGTCCGGCGGACACAGCCACCGGTCAAAGCCTATATGCTACTCCGATATCTTGGGCCAGCGGGTCGGCCAACACGGCGACATACGATGTCTACTTCGGAGAGACCCTCATAGCTCTGGTCGTTGACGATAGTGACACGTCCGCCACGATCCCCACGCCACTGCGTCACAATCACGAGTACCACTGGCGGGTGGATTCACGGAACAGCTTTGGGACGACCGAGGGGGATGAGTGGACATTCACTACGTCGGTGCTGGTGCCGCCGACGTGTTCCTACACGATCCTTCCGGGGATGACGCTGGGTCCGCTGGATGGGGGCGTGGAGGGGATAGACTTCATTTGGAACGGGTCCAACAACATGCGGACCTCGCGGTGGCTGATTGCGGCGGCAAGAAATCGTATCTGGTATGGGGGCAACACATGAGCTTTTCCACTACAATCGATCAGGGACTTTTGGACACGTTTCTCACCGAGAATACGACGCTGTATCTGGGGTATTCTACGAGCACTCCAACCAAAGCCGGAACCAACATCACGGAACCCGCCGGGGGTACTGGGTATCTGAGAGTGGACATATCTACCAACTTGACGCGGACGGACAGCGAGATCGACAATGACGCGGAGATCGAGTTCCCTGAGGCCACAAGCAGCCAGGGGACCATCACCCATGCCGTATTATTCGATGCCGATACGGCGGGAAATATGCTGTGGTTTGGTGCTTTGACTTCCCCGAAGGCGATTGATTCCGGCGATGTGCCCCGCATTCCGATTGGTGATTTCAACATAACCCAGGTATGAGGATT